ATCAAAAGATATTTCACCTGAAACAGAGTGAGCACCCATAATTACGTCTTGGACTTCACGATTACCCGTAATAACTGCGGATTCGTGATTAGTTTTGGCCAAACTTAAACTGGCAGACTTAAAAGGAATGATTGTGTAATCAATCCCAGCTACTTCTTCCCCATAAATTGTTTCTTCTTTAAAACCAACTACTACGTTAGTTCCACTTGCAATTGCCATAATTAACTCCTAGCGGGCGTTACCGCATAATAAGATACATCTATATTTCTAACAAAAAATGCACCATCTCTGCGCCCAACGCCTAGTGATACGTTCAAAATTCTAACGGTAGTACCATTAGCATTAATTTTCATTCCTCTGGTGAAGTAGTTAGCTATACTGTCAACTCGATCAGTAAAGCCACCAACACCAGTTTTGCTGTAGTAGTCGATCTGAAATAAGCCATCGTGACGCTCTGTTCCAGAAGTACCAATACTAGAGGTACTTGTATCGGCTGGTAGTAAAGTGCCCACAACCCACTCAGCATTTAAATTCGTTTTTAAAACATCAGACAAATCAAAGTCTGTGTTTTCATATATTTTATGCGTAATACTTAAATTTGTACACATAGTGTTAAAGAGTGACTCAAAGCCAATCCGTATATTTCTGAAAGGCTTGGATAAATCTGGAGCAACACCATCTGTAATAGAGCCAGCATCAATGTTGTAAATGTCGCCAACAGATGCCTCTGTTATTAAGTTGTAATCAACGCTCATTTAAAATCCTTAACTGCATTTCTCATAGCTCTACGCATCATACCTGTCGGCGCTCTGAAACTAGCACCATCTTCTATATCTTTAGCGTAATGTAAAGAGTTGGTAAGGTATATAGAATCTCCAATTTTTGATTTATCTATCTTACTGGTCACTCTTTCCACACTATCAAAGCTATCTGAGGCTTCTTTACCGTCTGGAAGTCTACCCTCTGTAGAAAAAATTGGAGAAAGAAAGCTCGCAAACCAGCTATTTTTTAACTTTCCTGTGTCTACAGGTGTCTTATCAACAGTATCGACCATAGCTGTATTAACAACTTCCTTTACAACCTTGTGTGCATCTTCGAGAGCCACTTTGGTGTAGTTTTTAACTTCTAAGTCGAAGCTCATAATAAATCACCGTAGTCGCTGGTTGCACTGGTGTAATCTCTATAACTCTGTAGTTTTCACCATTTATCGTTGCCGTATCACCGATCTTAGGCGGTGTTGCAGAGTACGCAACGGCAGGGAAATCTTTAAATGATAAGGAGTTATCCACTTCTTCATTTTTAATCTGGGCAAATAAAACTATGTTCGCATCATAAGTAGTTTGACTACTGGAGCTAACACCCTGCGTAGGGTCGTATGTAACATTGCCATTTCTAGTAAACGTAACAGCCTGACCAAACTCAGTGATCATTTTAGTGGCTGTACTTGCTAGTGGTGCATAATCAAAGGCCATTATGCCCTCACAACCCTCATAGGGTTTCTAATTAGCTTTCTAAGCGCCTGTGTAGCCGCAGGAAGCAAAGTACGATCTGCGCTTGAGGATTTATACTCTACCTCTATTTCGCCTATCTTCTCTTTTACAGTCTCTCTGGAGATGGGGTCGTTAATACCAAAACCCTGCTCAAATCCATATGCCAGCTCGTAAATCGCAACTAACACCTCGTTAGGTATTTCATTACTATCTTTACCAAAACCATCAATAACAATTCTGCTTCTAGGCCACTGCATTGATTGTGTTTCGGTTGCTTTAAGCCCTATGAATGGTAAGGACTCAAAATAATCTGTAGCTCGAAGGATGTATGCCTCTGCTTGAGCATCACTAATATCTACCCTTCCAACATATCGTGCATTTAAGTAGGCATCGTAATTGGCAACAGTAACATAACTGTTAGCAGTCGTTGATTGCGAACCTGTTTCTACCGTTAAAGCCATTTTACCACCTTAAAAAAATGGCCGACCTGCAAGGGAAAGGGAGGGAAACCCAAGCAAGCCGACCAAAAGTTTCTAACTTACTTCAAATGAATGATTGAGCTAATGAAGTCAGGCTTCCAAGCCTTAACGCCCCAAGCTAGTGCTACTTCAATCATAGATTTACGGTAGCCTTTGTAGGTGCGAACCTCAAAAACTAAACCTGATCGTGGGTCAGTAACAATCAACGAATCAGTTGCTTGGTCGCCGCCTTCAGGTAAAGCAGGTGCGCGAACAGCTAATTCCATAGCTCGGCGGTGGAAAGCCAAGTTATGCGTGAAAGTACCACCTTCAGTAGTGATTGCATCGCCATCAGCAGCAGCCTCTTTAAGGCCTCGACCATTAATGTTAATTAACGTATCGCTAGAGTGGCTATTAACTACATACTGAGTAGCAGTTGAGTCATTAGCAATAGTGATAACATCACCGCCAACAAAATCAGTGCTTCCGCCACCAACAGTAAGTGCAGTTTGACCAACCGCTTCTGTAGCATCGATTTCATAACTGCCAGCAGCACTTGAAGTGTGGATGCTTACACCACCAGATTCACGACAGTTAATGCCGTAGATTGGGAGTAAAATGCCCTGCTCGCGGACAGATGCAGTACCAGCTTCGTTTGCACGAACCAGACCAGCAACTTTACGAAGGCTTGCTCCAGCAGCAGTACCCATAACTAAAGAAACATCGTCCATAGGGCAGCCGTTATCAACTAAGCCTTGACGAGCATCAGCTACTAAATCAAAGCTGTCAGATGCAAACGCATCAGTAGCGTTATCGCCGTATGCTTGATAAGCGTTTGCTTTACCTTCTGCGTAAAGGTCAGCTTCAACCTCATTTGCAAGAACTCGCATTGCTTGAGCGATTAAATCACCGTAAACAGTCTCAAAGCCAACACCGTTGCTCAAGTGTTTAGCATCTTCACCTGTCATAGGAATTTGTACTGCTTTAGATTTTGAGATTGTTAAAATCTTATTATCTACAGTGATGTCAGTTCCTTCTGGAACAGTCATAGACTCATCAACATCAAACGAAGCAGCAGCTTGAGTAAATGCAGCACGAACAGTGTCACCTTTAGCGGCGCGAACTGAGTCTGAATTCATACTTACAGAAGGGATAAAGCCAGTTAGCTCTCGGCCAACTGTGTCAGCAGCAGTATAAATATCCGCTGCCAAGTTATCTAATGTGTTAGGCATTTTGGTTCTCCAAAAAAATAATTAAATGATTTTGCCGCCAGATTTAATGTATTTCATACGCTTTACCGAATCCATTGCATCAAAATCTGATCGACTTACTTGTTTGGTATCCCCAGCCCCGCTGCTTCCACCTGTTGCGCCACCCCCAGCGGCTTGTGACCCGTCAACCAAAAACGGGTATTCCGCCTTAATTGATTGTGTCAATTCTTCCACACTACTAACGGTCAAGTTACCATTAGTATCTAAAACTCGTACCTCACCATCTACCAAAGATAGACGCGAAGATATTTGCTGCGACAACAAGTTGGCTCTGGCTGCATCCTTTGTAAGCGATGCGGCAACTTTACTTGCCTGACCTTCCACCTGTTGCTGCTGTAAATTAGCCTTTAAAGTCGCTAACTCGTCAGCCGCCTTCTGTCGCTCTGACTCAGAACTGTTGTATAACTGCTCAAAGTCGTTTGCCTTTCTTAGCTTTTCAGCCGTTTCTTGCCTTGCTAGTTCTTCTGCTTCGAGAGCCTTTTGCTGTACCGTTTTCTTTTCAGTTAGCAATTCGTCAATCTTACGCTTCAAACCACTTACATCTTCTTTCGGTACACCGTCTACATTCAATGTATAGCCATCTTCGCCCTGCGAATATAACCCCTTAACTGAATCGTCTAACGTATCGAAACTTTCTTCACTCACTTTGTATTGAATAGTCATCTATAACCCCTAGTTATAAAAATGTCGTCACCCTGTGACAATTGGTTCTATATATCACTCTCATCTTCAGATGTCAAAGACTCTTGATCTTCTTCATCTAATTCAGGCTCAATTTCAGGTTCTTCTGGAATTTTCGCCATTTCTGCCGCCAGCTCAGCGTCAATATCTTCATTAGTGCGACCGTCTTTAACAATGCCTTGCTGTCGAGCAAGTTCTTGCATATCAGACTTCGCAATAAGGTTGCCTTCGTTCAACTGCATAGCAGCCATAAGCATTTGTGGGTCTGCAACGTCATCGAAGAACTTAGTGTTTAGGATAAAGGTTGGTTCCTGACTTGCACCCATAAACATACCGCACCATTCGATGCAGGTCTTAATGCCTTCGGACACATTATCCGCAATAGTAGTTAGGATAGAAGTTTCGCCAGCTTGCTCGATTAAACTTTGTGTCGCGGTCTTAGCTGCGCCGATTTCAATCATTCTTGCGCCAAGTTTTCGCATTTGCTCTTCTTTGCGAGCCATTAACCTGTCAGCTAACTGGTTTTCAGAAGCCTGTACAACAGAAAAGCCACCAGAATCACCTAAAAAGTGTCCAGCCATCGAGCCAACGGTAATTCCATCAGGGTTAGCCTCTTGGAACTGACTTAAGGACATAGTTGATGACACGCCAAGCGTTAATTGACCGTGAACAAAGCAGTTTTCTTCTAAATCGGCTGAATTTCTGTAATGTGCAATGTTAATGTGGCCAATATCACCAAGTGGCGGTACGTCAACGGTGGTGTCGTTATTTTCTGAGCCAATAATAAACAAAGGGATAAAATCAAACGTAGTTCCATCGGCTTTTGTCGGGGTATACTCTTTAGTTATATTCTCATCATCTCTATATAACTGTTGTGTATATACACCATTCCTTAAGCGTAAAACTCGGTACTGTTTTTGGGGTTCATAGCCAAACTCATCTTTATCTGCGTCATATTCTTCGCAAAGTACGGCTAGGGTTAGGATTTTTTGCCCATTAATGACTTCTACGCGCCAATTAATGAAGTTTTCAGCAGTGTAGCGGTTGATTGTGGCTTTTGGAGATAATCTATCAAATTCTTCAAGTGATAAACCCGATTCTACTTCGGGGTAGTCAACTAATAGACAGTGACGACCTTTACCGATGACTTCACCAGCTACATCTTTGGCTAAACTTGTTAAAGACTCGCCAGCACCGTCAGAGTTATCTTTTAGGTACTCGACTTGAGGTGGGAGTATACATTCAGGTTCATTTCTGAAGATTGCACCTGCTAAACCTTCTTTAGTTTTGCCCGTGAAGTTTACAAAGACGGCCCGCTCTAAATAATTGATGTAACGAGCGTCTTGGCGGCTAACGCCTTCCATCGGAGGAAGGTATTTAGTGTTAGCTTCTTTAATGGCACGCTGACCTTCACAACAGTCCTCGATCATTTGCCATTCTTTAATGTAGGTAGAATACTCTGGGTTTTGTTGTTCAACACTCATAATTAGATCACAAATCTGAACGGCACAGCCGCTATAGGTTTAATAATAGGTAGTTCGTGAGCAATAGGATAGGTCGCAGCGTCTATTAAGTGATCTAAACCACTCGTTTTATCGGGGACACCGTTATTATCATACGTCAATTGCTCTAAACTACTTGACAATTCAGGACATTGCTCCGAATTTACCATAACTTGCAGTGAATCGAAAGCGGCGTTCGCTGCCATCACTCGATCTTTGATAAAAGGGTTCTTTTTGGGTGCTCTACACTCAAATCCAGCCGCTTCTAAGAGAGTTATGTCGGATATAATTGCATTAACTGTTTTTCTGCTCGCGCCAGAGGCATCTGGGTAGATAGCAATGTTGTGGTCGGGGAATTTAGAGTTCAAAGTGTGAATCATAGTCGGGGTATCGTAGATTCCCGTTAATTCTTTAACTGCGTGATAAACACCTTCACGGTAAACGAATACGACAGCAGACATATTGGTTACGTTGAAATCCATTCCGACCATTAGGAAATCAAAGCGCGTAATAACCTCTTCGCTCTCATTTTTATCACGGTTGTACCCGTTATATACGGTTCCTTGGGTTAAGTTGACGAATTCACCGTTAAGATAGGCAGATAACAAGTTACTAGGGTAAATAGCCTTCAAGTTATCCACATAATCGGCAGGAAGGTGCGGATTAGACATAGTTGGGGCTTGGATTAGCTCAAAGCCTTCTCTGGGGTCTTTTTTCCAGTATTTATAGACGAATTTGAAGCCTTCAGGGGTAGTGGTCACTCCGATTGTATTGGGTCCACCACTGGGTTTGATCTCACGGTTACGAGCCATTATTGCGCGGAATGCAGCCGCAGCCTCAGATTCTTTGAGGGTGTCTAATTCGTCAATATCGGCATCTGCGTGGGCGTAACCGATGATTCTGTTGACGTTTTCCATAGATCGGAAGATGATCTTGCCATAATTGCCTAGATCAATGTAGTTAAGGGGTGATTTATGGAGTTTATAGGGTATTTTGAGTTCTGTGAGGAGTTCCTCGAAGCGAGGCCACGCAATCATACGAATCAAATCGTAGGTAGGCTCGTAGAAACCCCTA